CTTACTAGGTCACCAACTTTCCAGTTAATACCGCCATTGATAATAGCTGATGCAGACAAAGAACCAGTGATTACAGGAGCTTGTGCAGCAGCAAATGGAACCTCGGCTGAGAAGATCGTATCACCAAATAGGAATTGCCCGTTGATGTTTGATAGTGATAAGATATTGATAACTTTGTTGTTTTGACTAATAATGTCATAACTCTCGACCAATGCGGTTGACTGATTACCAATCGAATAGACGGCATGTCCTACTAGGTCAGCAAGGAATGGACTGTCCGTAACCTCGATGTAGGCAGGCTGAACCCACTGGTTGTCGGACGCCTTGAACATGTCCTGTCCAGGCAGGTACATAGTGATATTTGAATTGAATAGAATGCGGAAGAGTAGAGCGAAGCCTCTCTTCGACCCCTTTGACTGATAGAGGTTCAGGATGTGCTTTAGAAGAAGTCTCTTGTCGGCTGCAATGTTCGCAGGTAGACTATTCATGAACTCGTATTGGAAGTTAATGATGAACTGATCGAATGTCTTATCAATGTCTCGGATGTTTAAGAGATTAGAAGCTACATACTCGACGTTGCCTACAGCTTCCATCCACTCATAATAAGCTTCCATGAACGCGACCAAGTTCTGGCCGTTACTCTGCACCCACTGTGGGAACATTTGTGGAGTAAATTGGCTAATTAGGTCCATGGTTAGTTGTTCGCTATATTAACAGTGATCCCTGATACCGTGTCGATCTTAATGATATCATTTGGCCCACCATAAACATCTTTACCCTGTGGTGATGCATAGATGTAGAATGCAGATGTATTAGTTGTACTCAATCCCTGAGGATTAAGCAAAGGAATATTTACATTACCATTAGAATAGCTGATTGTACCAACTGGCTTATGATTGACAATGTTGTTGGCTGCATTCAATGTAACAACAAACAATGTGCCGTTTGAGACTGAGTTAATTGTATCCGTAATCTGCGTTGTTTCGTTATTAGCGATGAACAGATCAGAATAAACATTAGATACAGGATTAGCAAAAGTAAATGCTAGAGCATTATTTGTATTGAAGATAAGAGGAATGCTGCGTTTAACCTGTAGGTTTGTTTCGTTACTGATAATAGCTGTATTGTCCACATAATCAATATCAGTAGTTAGCTGTGAAAGACGTAGAGGTCTATTGAATTTCTGGAGATTTGTATTAGAGAATGTAGCAATCGTGTTGATTACCTGTATCTGGTAATAATCAGGCTCATTAGTTGTTGTGTTGAAATCGACATGAACATTACTCGTTACGTCAACATAGAGCGTATTAGCATTTCCGATCTGGGTGAATGGATGGATCACGTCGAGGTTGCCCAAGTAGCCCAGAATCTCATTCTTCAAGGTCTGTGTGAGAGGATTACCTGCCACTGTGACCGCAGAGATGAGCACATAGCCGTAGAGAACGGCGTTAGCACTAATGCCGCCACCATATGCGTAACAGTCGCCCACGCCGGGGAATTCATTGAGGATAAGCGTTCTGTAGTCGATTGAGGTAACGGCACGTTCCTGCGTCTGGAAGCTCAATGGAGCATTCAGCTTAATGGAAGCTGTACTCTCAGCATTAGCACCACCAGAGGTAATGTCATTAGGAGAGATGGAGATTGAGTTAACTACGCCACCATTGAAAGCACCAAGGTTATCGAGCAAAGATAGAGCACCGATACCGTCAGCAGCGGGACCAGAGCAGACTCTGTAGGTTGCCCTAACGATAGCACCGTCCTGAGGCAAATAACTAAGCACGTCATCGCCAAAATAGAACTGATATTGGTTGTTTGCCGTGCCCTGGACGAAGTAAACGGTTGAGTTAGCCTCAAGATTGAAGAGGTTTGTAGCCTGCTGATAGACGGTAGCATTGGCCCCATTGTCTTCATACACGGTCACTTTCAAGGAACTAGTGTCGATGGACGGATTGGATATTGTAAATAGCTGATTGTCAACGGAGTAATCTACGTTGAACACATCGGTTGTATAGGTTCCTTCGTACAACTCAACGTTATTGAAGTTATACGAACCAGTTGAAGATGTCTGGAAGTACACATTAGAAGTCGTGAAAACGAAGTTACCATTCGAGTTAAGAGCATTAAAGCGCGTTCCTGCGGGAATCGTGAAGTTCTGTAAGCCATTGGTTTGAATAGCAATATTGGCTGAAGTAACTGAACTGCTCATTGATGAAGGGATGTAACCAAGCTCAGTCGCTCTTGAGACGATGTTATCTCTCAACTGAGCCGAACCAAGGAACGACTCCGAAACAGCCATGTTCGTATAGAAAGAACGAAGGAACGTATTACGTGCGAGCACGTCGAGAAGAACGTTCCAGTTCTCACCTTGGAAATTATAGCCTGAGTACTGTGGCAGACCGCTTAGGTACGTGATGAGCGACTGCTTGTACGTATCTGGATCGAGGACAGCGATATTTAGCTGTGTATTACTAGCCAATTAATGGTTCCTCTGCAAAATTATCGTCACTGACTGTTGTTGTAGAGTATTTATAATCGTGTAATGGATCGTCATCGCGTAGGAGTACTGGTCAGGACTCACGACAATATCGAGGTTAGTCACCTTGATACGAGGCTCATATTGGCCCAGAGACAGATAAACTGCGCTCTTAATCATCTGGATTTCGAGATTATTACTGTTCTCAAACAACCTTAACTGAAGAGCAGTACCCATTGAACTATATGGTCTTTCACCGATATAGGTGTTGATAATACTCTCGATTGAGTTGTTGATGCAGGCCACATTGACAATCTTCATCAAGTCACCTGTCAAGGGAGACACGTCGAGATTCAATGGGAGGTCAGACCAAAGCACCTTGTTGAAGGTGTTTGAGTTGAATGGAGGATTAAAGAGGTAGCGGGTGTTTGTAGTGGCCATTTAAGCAGCCGATCCATAAGGACCAATGTTTCCTGCTGACGGTCCAGAAGTAGTGTTAAGAAGTGATGATTTTATCCAGTACTCAATTTCGAGCAACTTGATCGTCAATTTAATAGCATTAGGAGCTTGGCTCGTGTTAAAGGCAGGACTATCGCCTGGAGCATAATTAATGCTCATGCCCTCGATCACGCACTGTTTAAAGTCATACATGTAGCCTGCTGGAGTAATCGTAGGGAGGCACATGTCTGGATAGTTAAGCAGCAAACCACCGATTGTAGAATTCACATCTGGCATTGAGTGGTAGCGAAACTTGTTTAAGATGTAATTCAGCTTCTCAGTGTCGTCTGCTGTTTCGGGAATGAGCGTCCAAGAGAATACATGACGCTTAAAGGTAGGTGAATTATATAATACAGACAGGAACGGATTCTGTGCTACTCCACCGAACTGAAGAACACGAGCAGTTGTCTGTGAGTCTCCTAGTTTGGTGCCCAAGTTACTGATACCATTAATGCCAGCCTTAGCGTCACCAGCAAGAAATGCGGTTACCGCCTGAGAAACGCCAGCCCAACTACCCACATTGCTAGGAATATTCTCTAGAGCAGCACTAACAGCAGCACTTGATGCCTCTTCTGAATAGCTTTGAGCAGAATTATCGATCATGTCAGCAGGGAGGGGAAGAGCAATGCTGCCATAAGGGATGAGGGTGGGAGCAACCATAATCGAAGGACGGTTGTATTTGTAAAACTGGAATAAGATACAGTACATCTGACCATCAATCTGAGCTAAATCAGCAGGGAACTTTGTCAGACCATTGATAGTGTAATTATTGGTCGCTACAGGAACCAAATTATTCCCAAGAAGACCGTCCATGAGAGCAATAGCACCTGCACCTATAGTGAAGGCTGTGAGTGCTTTAGCCCCTGCTGATAAAAATCCTGGCACGTTTGTTGGCATTTGTTTCCCTAATAAATATCTCGACCGAAGTATTTATTGAGGATTTCCCACTTGTCGCAGAACGACCTATTCATCAACTTTCCGTCCATCTCGTACAATGGACAGACTGCTATCGATATTACTCAGTCGATTAAGATGGTTTCAAACCTAGTTTCAAACACGACACTTCTAACAGCATATACCATGAATCAATCACTGCGTTCTGACCAATTGGCGTCAGCAGTATACGACGATCCATATCTTGAATGGATGGTCTTTCTAGCCAATCAGCAAATTGATGGATTCGACTGGTACATGGATCAGACACAATTCTACACCTATTTGAATAAGAAATACGGCGACTGGGTTCTCACACAGCAAACTACAGCCTATTGGATCAATAATTGGTATACGGGGGCTGGTCTGACAGTCTCAGCCTTCAATGCACTCGACCCAAGTTTAATAAAGTACTACGAACCTACGTTCGATGCAGGCTATAATGTCCTTGGTTACACACGTCGTCAGGTTGATTGGACCATCTCAACCAATCATCTCGTACAGTTTAACTTTGCTGCTAATGTTGCCTTCCCTACCTTCGTGAATAATGAAGTAGTTACAGTTCACTGGGCAAGCAATAACACAGCAAATGGTCAAGTCTGTTACCAGAGCAACACGCAAAACGTTCTAAACATCCAACATGTGAGCGGTGATTATAATTATGCAAACACAATCAACGCTGCTGCATTCTCAATCATCGGCTCACAGTCGAATGCACACTTAACGATATCAAACAGCAATCAAGTTTCTACCAACGTATACAACACAGTATCTTCACTTGAAGACATTTACTATTCACCAGTGACGATCTTCGATGACGAGAATATGAAGAACGAGAATCGTAAGTACATTACCTTCTTGCCAAACAACTATATAACGCAGGCCATGAGCCAGTTGAAAGCGATCTTCTAATAAATACTCGGTAACTCAAGGAGACCATTCATGACGACAACAACCACAACGACAGTAACACCTGCAACAGCCAATAATCCAATCGGCACCATTGCATCTGGTATCGCAACAACAATCGAAACAGATGTCGGATCAACCGCAACAGCAACAGCGGCAGCAGCAGAAGCAAAAGCAGCAGCCGAAGTAGCATCACTTTCTTCCCACTGGAACATTCCAGTTTGGGCTGTGATTGCGATCCTTGTCGTTGGTGCGTTCCTCGTACTTCACTTCATCTAAGTGCTTCCTCGTCCTCGAAAGGGCGAGCGTTTCCTCCAGGGATGCTTCAAGCCTAAAAACTGGCAGAAGTATAAGGGAGACCCCACAAAAATCATGTACCGTAGTTCCTGGGAGCTACGAGTTATGATGTGGCTCGACCACAACAATTCTATTCTCGAATGGTCATCAGAAGAGCTTGCCATTCCTTATATATCTCCCAAGGACGGCAAGCCTCACCGATATTTCGTGGACTTTGTTGTCAAGATGAACACAGAAAAGGGTGTAGAGACCCATCTGATAGAGGTCAAGCCATTGGCTCAATGTCAGCCACCGAAGAGACCCAAGAGGGCCAGCAAAGGCTTTGAGGCTCGCCAGCTAACCTACGCAGTCAACCAAGCAAAGTGGGAAATGGCTCAACAGTACGCAAAAAAAAGAGGCTGGAAGTTCAGCCTCATTACAGAGAAAGACATTCCTGGCATTAAGTGATTACTAAGCCAGGATGACCTTATCGACGCAAATAATGTCAAGCTTCAGTTCCGCCAGATTGAGAAGAGCATCTGGGTGAAGGGTGTTGCGAGGCTGCTTCTCCCACTTATTATATAAGTCGGTCAGTGCGACCTGAACGGCCAATCTTTCCCAATCATCAAGTTCGCGTGTCTTCTTCGATTTCTTGCTCATGTTTATATCCTTCCTGAATTCGCTGATAGAATTCGTCGTCCCAGTCTTTAGCCGCCTTGATGGCTGCTCGGGCTTCCTCAACCTCGTCATGGGTAATCATGCTCGGGTCGAAGATATTCAAGCGGCCACTGCGTTCAAACTTTTGGCGGCGAATAGCAATTGCAACCGCCATAGACTTTGATATCATGTGGACAATTCCTTCTATTAAGCGGAGACCCTAACACGATCCCTCGGGGATGTCAAATAAATAATTTCTTTCCATGGAGCTAATTTGTCTCAGCTACTCCCCAATGATCCAGCAGCGAACACAAACCAGCGTGCTCCTGGCTTGTCGCTTCCTGGCAATTCAGGCGTCAATAATGGCCCATATCCATATGTAGATTTCTATCAGTCACGATCAGGAAACTGGTGGAGGTTTGACGAAACCCCTGGAAACATTCACTATTCTCATGGTCATGTGTCAGGTACATATGAGGAAAAGACGCCGCTCAGTGGCACAACTGCGCTAACCGTAAACACCCACCACCACTACATCGGTGCAGGTAGCACACAAACAACTGAAGCAAATCATGATTTTAAACTAGGTGCTTCACAGGTTCACCATATTGGCATGGATCACTACGCAGAGCATGGCGGCGACAATATGCACGCAATGGGCGGCGATACCATCCACGCATCTGGCGGAATGCACTTCCAGCACGCGACAGGTGGCACTCAGCAAACGTCAAGTGGCGATCACACGTCAGATCATAATGACGGCAACCACCATATTAATATTGCCGGTGATCACGTCCAATACACTGGAGGGGTCAAGTACGAATCTGTAGGTACAGATAAGGGCACCTACGTCCCTAATGGCAATTTCGATACACAAGTGTCCAATAACTACAATGTGCAATCCGGTAATAACTTAAGCATCAAGTCTAATACTCAAGTGACAATTACCGTTAATGGTTCTAAAATCACTATCCTTCCAACCTCTATTATCATCCATGACGGCAATGGTAATGAAGTAGGTATGAATAGTCAACAAATGTGGGTAGGACCACAAAGTACTTCAACAATTGTCTATCTCGGAGGTAATGGCTCTTCAGGTACCTATGATTTTGTAACAACGTCGTCAGGTCCATCTATCAACGTTAAAGCGAGAACCGGCTAATGGCAGGCGTAACTCCCGGCGACGTACAAATCAATAGTTGTGTAATCAACTCACCAAGAGGTTCACTCGATCTTACGCAGTCTTTTCTCAGTAGTCGCGTCTATGAGAGCATCTTCACTCAGAACAACATATGCGAAATTGACGTATTCGACACAGACGATGCGATCAGTCAACTCCCTATCCTTGGCGACGAAACAATTAATTTTTCGTTTAATCCTCCTGGGATTAGCCCAGTCAATTATACATTTGCCCTCGACAAAGCTGAGTTGATCGATATCACAGGAACCCAAAAAGGTAAACAGTACATCCTCCATGGCGTTGGTCAAGAAACCCTCCAATCAAAAGCAAACTACATTCAGAAGTCTTACAACACCGACATCTCGTCTATCATACAGGATATTCATACTACATTCCTAAAGGCAACTACTGCACTCATTACCGAAGCTACTGATGGTGTTCAAAAACTAATCATTCCAAACCTTAAGCCATTCGATGCCATCGATATGGTACGTCGTCGTGCAGTCTCAAGCTCCAATCCGTCTTCAACCTTTCTCTATTTTGAGAACGCACAAGGACATAACTTCAAGACCATCGAGGGCATGGCTAACGCAGGCACAGTCAAGACGTTCGTTCATGGTGACGGTATTGGTTCATCGATCTTCAATAACACGTACAATAACATAATCGGCTATAGCGTCCCTCAGATCGTCTCATCGACACAGAGAATAGCCATGGGCGGTCTTAATCAGCAGGTGGCTACATACGATCACCGCACTCGCCAGTACGTCTCCAACCCCATCCAATTGGCTCTGGGATCGATGAACTCAGGAGCATTCAAAGCAGCCTATGGTGCGACTGCTGGACTCTTCAGCATGATCCCTTGGGATTCATTGCTCAGTCCTACAAATATCACTACATCAACGCCGCAACAGTTGGCGTATTTGTCTAACATGATGCAATGTTATATAAATCTGAAGGTGAATGGAGACACGACCGTTATGGCTGGATCAACGATCACCTTGAATATTCCGGAGGCTATTACAACCACTGGTACACAGGCTCTCGATCCGTTGATCAGTGGCGATTACCTCGTATCTGGAATCAACAGAAACATTGGTTCAGTGGATGTAAAACCTCGATACGTGGATATTATTGAGGCTCTGACTCCAAGTCTCGCTGCTGGTCAATCATCGTCTTAACTGGTTTTGCTTTCCACTTATTCAAGAAGTCTACTGTCAGAGCAACATTCGGATACGTACAAGTGACTATCCCTTGGTCTACATTGATTATGTGATACTGGATGATGCCGTTATGTTCGTCAGTCGCCACCATATAAGTCGTTTTATAAGGGATAATCTTGAAGCAACGTCCTGACTTGACTTGATCGCTTGTAATTTCCATGCAAAGACCCTCCCTTTCCGACTATTTATCGCGAAAAGGGAGGGCAATGTAACTACTAAATTAAGGTAGAATTATTTCACTTAACCTTGAGGCCAATATTCGCTGACGAGCCTGACTGACCAGCCGAAGAGTTGTAGGCCGAACCAGTGCCGACAACGAGCGAACCAGCACCCGACACTGAAGTCGAGCCAGCGTTCAATTCGCCGTAAGCAACGCCCTGCGTCTTGTGGCCTGAGCCATTGACCGTGCCGCCACCGCTCACCTGAGCCGTCGCGCCCGCACCAGTCAGCGAGCCAGCCGCACCGAATGCGTTGCCATGCACGTGACCGAATGTCTGAGTTGCACCGAATGTTGAAGTGCCAGTTGTTCCCGTAACGTTGACCTTCCCCTTAGCACCAGCAAAAGCAGGCGAGGCGAGGGCGAGAACGATGGCTACAGTCGTAATCATCTTAATCATGATGTAGTCTCCTATGTGAAAGTTCCTAAAGGAATATTTACCTAACGCTTAGGAACGAAAAAGCGTCAGGGATCAGCGAGCACCAGCGTGCAGACCGAAGGGGAGTTGAAACACAGGTGTAACCGAAGGTTGAGCCTGAGCTACCGCGAGTTGTGGATTGATCTTGCAACGGAAACCAACTGCGGCGAGCGTTGCATACATGCTCTGGTCGGTGCAGAGTGCCTGAAGAGCGGCTTTCTTCTGCCCAAGAGCATTCAGGAGCAACGCATTCTTGCGGGCATTGCATGGGCGGTCTTCAGTTGTCGTACCGAAGGAGAGTCCGCCGCCAGGACCAGAAGCACCGAACGAAACGGAACCGAGACATGAGTCGGTCGAAGCTGTAGCCATCGACGGACCAACGACTGACGGAGCCTGAAGGCCCCCGAAACCATTGCTGCCACCACCCACGACATTGGTGATGCTATTACGGTTCGAACCGCTCTTCGCAATCGAGGTTGAACCCGAAACGGAACGGCTGTTCGTGTTTGAGTTGACATTTCCAGCGTTCGCGATGCCTGAGAAGGCAACGAGAGACGCCAGAGCAATTACTGATATCTTGATCATTATCTCAATTCCCTCATAATCAAAAAAGACGTACCCCCTATGGATACGTTATACCCTGTCTACCACAACGAAACTGGTATGTCAAGCCCTAAAGTGAAAAACCAGACGCCTTCGCATCATTATAAAACATCTGACAAGTCTCAAGAGAAAACTGTGTCAAATCCTTCCCAATAGCGGGAACCTTCTTGATCAGGTCGTCAGTCAGAGTGATGATCGAGGCACGAGCCTTGTCAGCTAGAACAACATCATAAACCTGACGCGGCGAAGCCCATAGAAGCTCCTGAGCAGTTCCCCTGAGGAACGTACCAGCCCATGTCATAATGAAGTCAACGTCACCACCAGCGTCACCAATACGACCAGCAAAGACCGAAACGTAGGACTTGTTCGCAATACCAATTGCATCCGAAACAGCAATGATCTGATCAGTCGTGAAGATAGCAGTTGCGTTAATCTTCACACCGTCCTTGGCTAGTTGATGCATAACTTCGTAATTGTCCTGACCTGTCGTCTTCATGGCAGGTATCTTCACGTAAACATTATCGCCCCATGAAGCAATCTCGCGAGCCTGACGCTTCATACCTTCATCGTCATCAGCAAAGACTTCGAAGGAGATGGACTTGTCGGCCACAATATGAAGGGCTTCCTTGGCGAATGCACGGTAATCTGTGATCCCTGCCTTGGCCATGAGAGTTGGGTTGGTAGTAAAACCCTCGATGATCTGGTTGTTCATATGCTTCTTGATGGAAGTTAGGTCTGCTCCATCGGCAAAAATCTTGACTTTCATAGGTTTTCCTCAATCTGTTTGTTCAATATATAATCCACCGCCTCTTCGAAGAAGTGGACGCGTTTGACAATAGCTGGTGGACGCTGTTCGTGAT